GCAAAATAAGGACCCGCGTAATCGCGGTGTCATTGATCAGTTGCTCTCCGGTATTCCTAAGCTTGTTCAGGCTGTGAAAGAAAATACACCTAAAATGGGTGAGCTTATTCATGGGTCTCCCGGCGAGATAAAGCGTGCTGATGATATGATGAAGGAGGCGTTGCGTCTTCAGAAGAAAGGTGGTGCTGAAAATATGCGGAAAGCTAATGCTATTATAAAACAGGTTGAAGCGATTCAGCAAGGAGGTTACCAAAAATGAATAGAGGATTTATTCCAAAACGTGCGAAGCGTCGCGGGCGTCGTTCTAAGCGTCCGTCTCCAGGTCGTGGCGGTTATCGTTTGTGATGGCGAGGTGTGCTAACCCCGTCCCTCTCTTTGTAGAGGGGCGGGAATGGCTTACGGGCTGTGGTAAATGTCTTTCTTGTAGGATTAGTCGGCGGTCCATGTGGACCATGCGTATGATGCATCATACTGAATCTAATCCGGATTGTGCTTTTATAACTCTTACTTATGATGGGGCTAATCTTCCTATGTCGGCTAATAAGCCGGACGGTGTTTTACTTTTAGTTGATTTGCAGAATTTCTGGAAGCGATTGCGTCAGAATTTGAAAGCTCGGGAACGGGATACGAATATTAAATATTATGCGTGTGGCGAATATGGTGACGATGGTAACCGTCCACATTATCATGCGATTGTTTGGGGTATCGATGCTACGGATGATCTTCTTGTTGATAAATCTTGGTCAAAAGGACGTATACAGGTTGATTTGGTGGAGCACGATTCTATACGGTATGTTGCAGGGTATGTTTCTAAGAAATTAGGTTTCAATAACTCGGAAGCCCGCCAGGGCTATCCGAAGCCCTTTCAATGCTCCTCTGGAGGCTTGGGTTTGGACTGGTTAAAGAATAACTGGGTTGAGTGTCTCTATGATGCTGCTTTAGAATTTCGTGGTAGGAAGGTTCCTCTTCCTCGGTATTATAGGGAAAAGCTCGACAAGCACTATGGAAATTTTTATTCAGGTGTTGAGTTAAGGCTATGCAACGAAAAGATGTTGAGCGATTGCGAGCTGCTGTTAGAGGTGGCTCCCGAGTTAGGTGGTCGGTCGTGGGCGCAGTTATCCGCGCTCGAGAAGACTACAGTTTACCATGCGCTCCAAAGGAATGGCCAATTATATAACGAGAATCTTGCGAAAAAGCAAGAGATCAAGTTACTTGGGTTAAAAGCCAAATTGGCTAATATAAATCGTAGGAGATTAAAAGTATGAAGATGAGAATCTATTCAATTAAGGATGATGTTGTTGGTGAAGTTGCGCCGCCGTTTGCTGCGAAGAATGACGAGGCGGCTATACGAGCATTCAATGCTGTGAAGTTTCCTCAGGGTTCCCCTATAACTGATTTTTCGCTTGTCTATCTGGGCGAGTATGAGTCTGAGGGTGAGCACGAGGTTATTTATAAACCTAAGGAGTAAATATGTCTAAGAATCCATTCCAAGCTACGGGTGGAGCTAAGGTCAGGCGCAGTGCGCTTGACCTTTCTCATTCCCATTTAATGTCTCAGAAGTTTGGGGAGCTTGTTCCGCTTGCTCCGATTGAGGTAATTCCCGGAGATGTTGTTGATCTCGGGATGTCTAGCTTCATTAGGGCACAACCACTGGTTCGTCCTCCGATTGGTCGCACTAAGTTGCGTACCTATCACTTTTTTGTGAACTACCGGATTTTATTCGACCAGTGGGAAGAGTTTATTGGCGGTCAGGAAGACTATGATCCGGACGTGCCTTACGTGCCGGTTGATCTTCCGTATTTTCCGGCTGCTGGTGCTGCCAATCAGAATTACATGTGTAAGATTGGTTCGCTTTGGGATTATTTTGGATGGCCGGTTCACGCTCCGGCGTCTACAATTTATAACCCGTCTACGTCTTATAAGGCTATGACATTTCCGCATGAGGCTTACTGGAGAATCTACAACGAATTTTTCAGGGTTCCTGGGATTCAGCCAAAGTTAATTCCCGATTGGACTGCGGGCACTACTGATCCCGCTTATGCGTGGCAATATGCTCCAGCTTATAGGAATCACACTCGCGATTACTTTACGGCACTTTTGCCGTGGACGCAGCGCGGGACGCCGCCTGCTCTTCCTGTATTTGGTACTGCTAGTGCTGCGTTTGATCTAACTATCGCTGATAACTCTGCATGGGGTAGCTTTGCTAATTTCACTGTGCGTAATGACATTTCGGGTGTTACTACGGATGAGATTGGTGTTGGTCCCGCTTCTAACTTTGCTAATGTAAAAGCGAATTTGGACAATGCATTGTCCGATAATAATACCATTGATGGTAGTTCTTTTACTTCCGTGGATATTAACGATTTACGTTTGGCTTGGCAGACGCAGGTTTTTTTAGAGCGGCAAGCCCGTGGCGGCGCTCGGTATACGGAGGTAATTGAGAGTCATTTTGGGATTCGTTTATTCGATAATCAGATTCAACGCCCGCAATTTATTGGTGGTACTGTTTCTGATATTCTGTTTTCCGAGATTCCACAGACATCTCAAACTGATACTACTCCGCAGGGTTATATTGCGGGTCATGGTATTGGGACTGATGCTCAGGGTGTTGGTAAGTTCCGTGTAACGGAACATGGTGTTATCCTGTCTATTGTCTGTATTACAGTTGATGCAGTCTATAATCAGGGTTTTCCGCGTTCGTTCTCTCGTAGGTTACAGTTAGATTTTCCTTGGCCTGAGTTTACTGGCCTTGGTGAACAGGAGGTCTTTAATTATGAGATTTATGCGAATAATGGCGACTCCTTGGATCTTGATCCTATGGGTTATACGGGGCGCTATAATGAGCTTCGCTATCTGCCAAATGTTGTTTCGGGTCAATTAAGGCCGTCTCAGAATCAGGCGACGTGGACACAGAGCCGTTACTTTTCAGCGCGTCCGACATTGTCGAGCGCGTTTATTAGCACTGCTAATGAGAGTGCCAGTGCGGGTGCTTGGATGCGGCCGTTTGCTGTTACTGACCCTGATGTTACGCCACCTTTTGTGGCGCATTATTCAAGGACTTTGCGTATCTTGAGACCGATTCCGTATCTGGCTGAGCCAGCGACTATAATGGGGGCATAAAATGGATGTGCGTGAAAATTTAGGTAAGTGGAAGCGAGCTAAGGTAAAGGGTCAAACCCCCTTTACTGATACTACTGATAGATGCGAGCGTCTTGGTTACGTTCCTTCTCACAAGCGTATTGCTCAGCTTATTAGTGCGGGTTTAAACCTTCAGGTGACCCGCGATGAGTTATGGGATCTTGTGAAGGATTCTGAAAAAGATATGATGGCGGATCTTCCCGAGATGCCGCCTTTGCGTCGACATCTCGACGCCGATCTTGCGGATTTGTCTCAGATCTCTCGTGTCTACGCTCAGCGTAGGCGTTTGATTGAGGAGAGGTTGCAGGAGAAGCGTCTCGCTGCGATCGCTGCTAAGGTAACTGCTGATGCGCAAGCATCAGCAGTTGTCCAGCCTTCGGCTGGTGCTGGGGTGGCCCCTGCCGGGGGCGCATAGCCCCCTAAAGGTTAAGGGAGCGAAAGCGACCGATCTTAAAGGCTCCGCGTAAGCGGGGCCTTTTTATTATAGGCGGCCAGCGAAGCAGGCCGCCGTTCTTCGGACTTCTACGGCTTGAGCCGTGTAGTGTGTCCGTGTATGACTGTCTCGCGTGAGCCCTCCGGGCGACTCGCGCAGTCGTGTGGCCGTAAAATGAGCGGTGCCAGGCGAGTGCTGCGAGGAAGTGAGGCGCTCGGCTTGCGGTGCCGGCCTGACGACGGTTACGGAGGAGGGGCGGCGAAGCGTGCCGGGCCCGACGACCGAAGCGGCCTCGAAGCATGGCCAGCGAATAGGCCCGTTTAACTACAATTAAAATTGAAATCTCAATTTATTGTTAATCCCCCCTATACATAGGGGGGTATAGGGGGTATTTGCCTACCCTGCCCCTTGTTCTGGGTAGGCTATGTGACAGAAAATGTTTTTAAAATAAATCTGTCACTTTTTTTTGGCCCTTTGGGTCAATATTGTGTAATCTATATGTATGCGAGTGAATAAAGAAACTGCGGCTTATAATGCAATTAAAGCTTATTACAATAGGGATTATGAGGCCTGCAAACTTATGGTTGACAGGGTTGGTAACTATGACAAGAGGTTTTGGCGTCGTTTTCTAATTGACTTCCATGCTTGGGAGTACGACGTAAGGAGTGGTGTTTAAATGGATCCAGTTTCGGCTATGGCTATTTATGGTGGAGGTGCTGCTATCTCCGCTCTGGGTTCTTATTTTGGTGGTCAGTCTCAGGCCGATGCTATGAAAGAAGTTAATAAGCGTAATGAGGCTCTTACTCGTGAGGCTTGGTCTCGTGATGATACTGCGATTGCTCGTAGGGTTCAGGATTTGAAGAATTCCGGGCTTAATCCGGCTTTGGCAGCTGGTTCCGCTGCTTCTACTTCGTCGCCTATTCCTATGCAATCTGAGGTTAATACAGGGCCTGCTGAGGCTACTAAGAGTGCCGGTCAGTCTATATCTGCTTGGCCTATGGTTGAACAAACTTTGAAGCGTAATGCCGCTGCTACTTTACAGGCTCAGGCTCAGGCTAATCTTACTGCTAATCAGGCAAGGATTGCTGCTCATGATGCGTCGATGATTGAGCAAAATAAGGACCCGCGTAATCGCGGTGTCATTGATCAGTTGCTCTCCGGTATTCCTAAGCTTGTTCAGGCTGTGAAAGAAAATACACCTAAAATGGGTGAGCTTATTCATGGGTCTCCC